GTTGGGGTGACATACATTGAATAGACAACATCTCCGGTTAACTTCGCGGAGGTAATTGTGAAGATGTCTACAAGTGAGGGGCGACGCATCAGGAGGCGGAGGTCCATTTCATCTTCGGAACGACCGAATTGATCTGGACCAGCGGCAACTAAAGCTGTCGGGTCGAGGGTTAGGGTTTGCTGGGTTATACAGCCATCACCATTGGAAAGGTTATTGACTGTTTGAAGTGAGACTGGACGAGTTGTCTCAATATTAGTAGGTTTGTTTAACCCAAGCATCGCCCCAATAGCCATCATTTCGCTGGCGGCGCCAACAGTCTCGGTGAGAGCACTGCCAACACTACCAAGGGTCTTGGTGACTGTTGAGGTTACGGTTGAAAGGGCGTTGGAAACACCGGAAATCACACCATCTTTGCTTTTCTTGACTTGTTCTCTTTTCATGTGAGGGATCATGTGGCCACTAAACATGGGAGAAGGAGTAACATGGTTATGGAGCGTAGGGGCGCCAAGCTCCACATTACGGAACGAAGCAAAAACGGAAATCTGGACAGAGGGGGTCGTTGATAACATCTGGGCTTGAAGCGGAGTGAGGACGCGAACAGTACACATACCGAAGTATGCTTCCTGGGTTGTCCACGAATCGTCAGTCCAATATTTCCTGGGGCTAATGTAAGGTATGGTGAACTTGACGGGAGTGTCAGCATTCACATCAATAAGAAAACCATTCATTTGGGACTGGGTGTAGATGTTGTCAAATTTCCATTGGACAGTAGTGTCCTTTGTGGTGTGAGGAGCGAAACCACCTTGTAGCAAGCCAGAGAAAGAGGGAAGGCCATTGATGGCGAATTCAAGGTCGACGTCGGCACGGACCAAGTGATTTCGGTTGAGCTTCTCTTGTATATTTGCTACCACACTCGTAATGTGATAAGGGAAAATAAGACGGACTTTTTCTGTGCCAGAAGCATCTGAGCCAGACCACATGACGTTGTATATCAAATATTTTCTGGTGAAAACAGGGTCAGTCTGGTTGGTGTATTTGGCATCTGGTGTGTCTCCGAAAAGCCACTCAACTATACGTGTACGTGGAACAGGAGTAACAGTGTTCTTGTTGTTGAGTGTGTTTTCTTCGACAAGTCCGGTTATTTCGGTGGATTCGGTACTTGGAGTTTGGACGGTGGTTTCTGGATTAGATGATTGAGGGAAGTATTCATCTGATCCGACGGGCAAAATGTTCCCATCCTTAAGAATGTGCGCAGCAGAATAGAGTCCTGTGCCTTTTAGAAACCAGTCAAGGAAATAATTGTAATCAAATGTTACAGGCTTGATGTTCTTAGCC